CGAGTTGCCTCCGGCGTTTCCAATCGACGCTGTCACATTGGGGGTAAGGTTGTTCGTGCTTACCGAAATGGTTCCAGTCACCGAATGCGAATGCGAACCAGCATTTGGCAACGCGCTAGAACTGCCTCCAACGGTTCTAACAACGCTGTCTGGTCCACCTAGGTCAAGGTCTATGTTTGTTTCATTGAACAAAGAGTGGTTGTGTGCTCCAGCGACACTTGTCGTTAGGTTGTGGCTTACGGAAACATTGCCAGTAAGCGATGCGCTCACGGAAATCGGATGACCGTGTATCGGCAGTTCGTTTACTTGCAGTGAATGACGTTCCTCACCACCAAGAAGTCCTATGGTGTACGATCCAAAAGCCGAGTTTTCTTGACCGGTCAATCCTCTGGAAGACCCGATGAGGAATCTTGCCCGCATGTCTGGCTTCTTGAGCCTAACTTTTGGATTGACCGCGCTGCTAACGCTGTAGAACGTACTTGTCTGAGACCCGTTCTCCAGGTAGATTCTTCCCTGGTCGCCAAGAACGAGTTGACTGTTGTGATAGGTTCCGTTGACCAGCAATGGGTCCACCAAGACTTCCGCCGTCAGGTTGTTTCCGGTCACGGCGACCGACAAAAAGGTACACCTGAACTCGCTGTTCAGTCCTGCCTTTGATACGAAGAAATACGATCCAATGAGTTGGTTGTCCGGTATGATCGTTCCATTTGTTTTGGTCATGGTGATCTGCTGGGTAAACCCGTAGATCGATCCACTGTTCAGCGAGGCATGAAGATCGGAATAACTTGAGATCGGCAGCAAACCACCATCGCAGATGTCCCATCCAGCAGGAACATCTCCTGTGTTTCCAGCAAAGGCTATCACCGAACCAACGGGCTGTATGTCGCTGAGATCAACCGTGGAGTCTCCGCTGATCCTGGTCGATTGACCGTTCACGACGATACCATCTACAGTTCCAAGTGTGGGAGATGTGTCGTCCGTGGTTCCTGTCGTGATGATGACGGGCTTGATGACGCTAGCGGGATTGCTTGGCGCAGTAGTGGTCAACTTGCCCTTCTGTGTGTCGGACAGGTAGAATATCTGCGCTCCCGTGGATCCCGCGATAGTTGACATCAGGCTATCGGGAAGAGAGATCTCACCCGAATAGACCACGGTCACATCGTTGGATGTTATGGACTCGATGACACCAACGAATGCAGCGTTTGCCTCGCTGTTAGCCTGTGCAAGCAGATACTTGTCGTCCTGTGGATCATAGCGGATGACATCGCCAACGGCAAAGACATCAGCCGTGACTCCTGCCATGTCTATCTTATTGCGCACGGAGCGGACATCCGCTAGTGCTACTGGATCGAATGCGCTAGTTCCCATTTATGCTCCTCAGAGTTCCGATTCCACTTCGTAGTTGACTTCCATGCTTCCTGCGCTCTTGGTTGCCTTGAATCCCTTGCTGGATTGAGTTATGGCTCCGCTCCATGAAGGAAGACCCTTGATCGTAACCTGAGATGTGGATGCATCCCGTATCTCAACCGGATATCTGACTACAATGGTTCCTCCATCGACAGGAATGGAGTCGGCATTGCTTGCATTCGCGCCTCCGTTGACGATGTTCCTGAACGGAGATGCTGCGTTAGTCGTCTGATAGTAGCGAAGGCAACGCTCGTAGTCCGTCTGAGGGTCGTTGAGTTCAAACGGAGAAGCAGCCTGTCCCTGCTCAAGTTGCACCTGAGAGATGTATATGCTGTAGGACGGGGCGTTCGCTATGTTCGGGTTGATTTCCTCAGCCACATCCGTTCCTACCCTAGTGGATCCACCACGGAGGAAGAACCTGATTTCGGGACCATCCGTCCCCGAAGCACCGACAAGACCGAACTTGCTGTCGGGAAGGGCAAAGGTGTGCGTGAACTTAGCCCATTGGGTTGGTAGGCTGACCACGAAACCCTTTTCCTTCTGTGAGTTTGGCTCTATTCCCGTCACCGCGTAGTCTGGTGCGGTTCCTCCACCGAAGTCCCTTCGGAAGGACACGCCTAGTTTGGCATTTGCCACGGTAGCCTTTGCATAGAAGGAGATCGTGGCATATCCGCTTGGAAGGTTCTCTATTCCCTCTACCCGCTGATAGAGATATGTCTCCGATCCAGATGTGTGTCCACCCGTTCCGATTGCAAACTCTAGGGCATGACGGGAATAGACATTGGAATCCGAAAACTCCCCAAGCATGAGGGGATACCTGTTCACGGAGACATTCAGCCTGTCGGCGGTTGTTCCACCCGTGTTCACCATCTTCCACCTGTCGGCGGTGTAACGGTCTGGCTCGCTCACGGGGTTTCTGAACGGGAATGTGGTTCCCCTCTGCCAGAAGTCGAAGTTTCCGTTTATCAACTTGTTCTTGAAGCCTGAGTCGAACTCCGGAATCTCTATGCTGGAGCCGCTTCCGACATTGCTCGTCATGACGAGACCGACATAGTTCTGCACGATTCCGCTCGTAGGAGTGACCGCGACGAGCATCGGCTTCCTGACGGTGTTGACCGTGGAGGGCGGCGTGGTTACGAGCGTTCCTTCCTCCGTGCCGAGGAAGTAGACCGATCCTGGAGTCATCGGGGCATACGGTGCTGCCCCCAGTTCGATGTATCCTGAGATGGTCATCAACGAGGCAGCGGAGTTTCCTCCGTAGTTGGTCTTGGAGATGATTCCAAGAGCCTCTGCCAACTCGCTTGTGCTGGCTGATGCCTTGACGTAGGAACCAAAAGGTCTGTCCGATGCCGTGAGACCTTCCTCGAATCTGACTGCATCACCCACCGAAAAGAAGTTGGGTGGGTGCTTGACCACTACCGTGGATGCGTTCAGTCTTGAGAACAGGGAGTCTATGTCCACTATCTTGTTGCCGACATAGTTCATCACCATCGCCTGTGTTGCGCCGAGCGCATAGAGGATGGGCTTCCTGACGAATCCGGTGGTGGTCGGTGCGTTCTTGGTGATCTTGCCCGCCTCTGACTCGGAGAGGAAGTAGAACTCTCCCGTCCCTAGGGACGATGCTCCGTCCGAAGAAGCGATGGCGTTTGCAAAGTTTCCGCTGACATAGCCAAGCATGTTGACATCCACGAAGTTCTGCGTGGTGTTCAGGTTGACGGCAATGCCCATGGATTCGGCATTGAAGACCGTGTTAGCCTGAGCCTTGGTGATTCCTCCGGTGGTCGCATCGTGCCTGATGACCATTCCGAATGTAAGACCGATGCCTGTGATACCACCTGCGGGAACCGAGAAACGCCTGACCAGTGATCCGTTGATGAGTCTGGTGGAACCATCGCTTCCGATGGAGATGTTTTCGTATGTGGTTCCTGCAAAGTTGCTTTCGACCGAGATGGTAGAGCCGGAATGCGTCGATGTCAGGCTACTCGCAGACGCGCTTCCGTCTCCACCGAAGAAGAACTTGTTGTCCTTGGAGTAGAACTTTGCTGCTCCCGTGAACGCTATGGGATCGCTGATTCTCCATGCTGGGAATGTCTTGCCGTCATCGAATGCCTTCCACAGGAAGTATTTGTCTCCGCAAGCGCCAGCGATTATGATGCCACCGCCACCTGCGTTGCTGATTACGGTGTCCGATGTTCCACCGGTGGCTCCGCTGGAACCGACAGCACCCAGAACCAGGTTGTAGTCGTCGATTGTGACCAGATTGCTGTTGACCGTGGTCACGGTTCCGTTGAATGTGATGTTTCCGGTGAATGTATGGTTTCCTGGAACGATCTCCTCCAGGAATGCCACTGCCACTCCGTCCGTCTGCTGAATGATTCCGACTCCAGTCGCTCCCTGCAACTGGTACACCTTGATGCGGTTCAACTTGTCGATGATCTCGGTGTTGGTCAGCGTATACCACTCGTACATCGTGTCCGACAATGTCAGTTGAGGTATGATGTATGTGCTGTCTGCTGGACCTGTCGGCATCTCAGTTTCCCTCTTCCAGATCGCGGATTCTGCTCTTCAGACTATCTATCTCGTCCCTCATAGCCCGCAACTCGTCCTGAACCGTCCTGCGGAACATCAGTTCCCTCTCCTTTTCGGGATTGCTGATGATGAGTGCGCCTGATACCCTGTCGCGGGAGAACTGATGCTGTGAGTTTTTCATTGGACTGCCACCACCCTGAGATTCTTGACGACGGGAACCCGTGTCTTGTCGTTGCTGTACATGCACACCTTGACTAGGAAAACATTGAACGGATTCGAGGGAACAAGCGTATACGATGCCTCCCTGAAGTCGTATGGATTGGTCGAGTTCTTGAACTGACCGCCAGCAAAGAACTCTCCCGTAGAGTCGAGAGTCATGAGTTGATATCCCGTGTCTCCCAGTTCCCTGTTCACCTTGCTGGAATCGATGGTCTTGGCAAACACGCGAATGAATGAGTTCGGAGGGATGTTCGCGCTGAGGAACACCTTGAGTTCCGTTCCCTTGAGGTCACCGGGAATCGTGCTGTACTTGGTGATGTATCTCGCGGTGTCGTCTCCCTCCACGGAAGAGACATCCTGCTGTGCCACAGCCGTGCTGTGGGACACGCCCCGCCTTGGGCGGTTCTTGGGGTTCCTGCTGGGCTGTCCCGACACCGCAGCCTGTTCGACCGTGGTCTCGCTGCCGACGCTGTTCACGATGTATTCCACCGCGATCAGGTTCGACCTGTCCATGTCGATCATGAATGTGCCGATGGATTCGTCGGTCTTTCCGATGGTGAACTCCACGAACGCCGTGGCTGTGGTGTCGAAGTCGAAGGAATTCTTCAGGGGAATGCTGCGACCGTTGACCATCCTGTATGTCGATGACCCAAGCGTGATTTCATTGCTGATCGATATGTCCGATGGAGCGAACATGAAGATGTTCGGCTGAACTATGCTGACCTCGTTGATGCCGTCTCCCGTGATTCCGACCTGTAGGTTGAAAGGATCAGCCCTCTGGAAGTTGCAGCGATAGAGGCTGAACATGAGGTCTGTGTTGGAGTCGCCAGAGACCTCGGAGTCGTTCTGTGAACGGAACAACGCGCCCTTCTGGAAGGTCGAGGATATCCTCTCGTCCGTCTCTATGTCGGTCTCTCCGATGTTAGCCACGAACACGGTGTAGTTCTGGCTGTTGGTCGAGATCAGTATCGCATACTCGCCTGGTGCAAGGAACACTGGAGTGCTGAACTTGAAGTTCGTAGCCGCTGGCGATGCCTCGTCCACGGTCAGTTCGGATGGCTTCTTGGTGACGGTGCTGAACGGCAGTATGACCGATGTGTGCGGAAGCCCGTTGATGACTGGGCATAGTTCGACCGTGATGGGAAGTTCCGCATCTGCCGTGGCAATGTGGATGTCAACGCTCTCGGCAAAGAACCCGTTGGGGTACAGGTCTTCGTTGACCTCGAATGTCTGAGCCAGCGGATCGATCCACTGGTTGTATCTGACCGTGTTGAGGTTCTTCTTCCTTATCTCGGGATCGCGGATGGCGACGACGCTGAGGTTCTTGCTTTCCCTGATGCCTGAGCATTGGAAGGAAGCCTCGGCAATAGTTGTGGCATTCTCGATGTCGTTCGAGGCATCATCGACGACTCGGATTATCTTCTCGCCAACCGTGAACAGACCCGCTGGAATGTTCATGTTGACGGACATCAGCGACCCATCGACCGCATTGGTCATGAACGGACCACTTGCCCCATTCATGGTGCAGTAGGCATTCATGTTCACATTGTCCATGAAGACATGAACCTGTGTGCCGGGCTTTAGGTTCACGACATCGAACTTTACCGTGTTGTCTCGGACGAATGGAACCACGCTCTTGTTGACAAGCGTGTCGGTTGCCACTTCGTTGTAGTAACCCTTCCTGCGGAAGTCGGTGCGGTAGATTCCACGCGAGGATGCCGTGTCGTCAACCTTCCTGGACACGGCATCGTTGTCGAACCACTTGTTCTCGGCAGAGTTGGACTGCTTTGCCATGCGGCTTCTTGAGAAGAAGTATGCGTTTCTCTCGCTCTCCGCGTCCGTAAGTTCGACCGACAGCCCCGTCCACAGGCTCTCCCAATCGTTCCACTGCGAACCGTGACCGCTGTACGAGTTCATCGTTCCGACGAGCCAGGCATCGTTCACGCCTCCGTCGTTGACCCTCACCACCGGTCGCCTCGACTTGTCGTACCAGAAGTCTGCGTGGGGATAGACCTTCATGCTGCCCACCCAGTTGGGAAGACCGAAGGGATTCACCCGAACAGCCTTGCTAGCCTTGGACTGAGTGACCACGGGATCGGTGTTCCGCGTGAAGACCTCGCAGAGAATGTTGTCCTTCGTCAGGGTTATGCCCTGAGCGGACGGAGCGATGAAGTCGTAGGCATGGGAATCGAACGATGGTCTGAGTTCCCCGCGCTCCACATCGATTGAGCATCGGTGGTCATCGCTCACCACATCGGCTACTGAGTGACCGACGAATGTATCGACCAGCACTGCCCTCTTGATGGCATCCTGACCGTTCGTCTTGACGATGTCCTTGGAGACCACGCTGAGTTCCACATCGGTCAGCACGGCATGCTGCTCAAGTTCGTCGATGCGGCGAGACATCGTCCCGATGTCCTTCATCGTGAACCTGTCGTTTCCGATGCTTTCAGCCTTGATGTCGGTGGGATTGAATGTATATGCCGGTACGCTCAACACGAAGAGGGTCATCGAGTCCGATGTGTCCTCGGGAACAACTGGCGAATCGCTGGCGATTCCGCCCACCCTCTGCAATGTTGTGACTTCTCCGTCAGCCGCTATGTTGCGGGAAACGACGATCTTGTCGATCCGTGGAAGATACGCATCGTGGTCGCTTGCAATGCTGGACTGAATGGGAGCGAACCCGTTTGAGTAGTTGATGAGCGGTCGGTTGTACTGGTTTGGAACCGACGATCCGGATGAACCAAGCGTGTTTCCAGAGTAGAAGCCGATTATCTTGGCGATTGGACGGTAGTCAACCGCATTCGCAAGATGCACCGAGTTCCCCGTATGCGGATCCGTGTAGACGGGGATCTGGTCGTATGAGAGTCCGAGGTAGGAGTCTCGGACGAAAGGACCATATCCGCTGTGATCGAAGTTGGTGTATGTGACCGTGAACTGGAAGGTCTTCGTCTCCTCGTAGGTGGAGAAGAAGTTCGGCTTCACAAACAGCCTGGCGAGAAGATATGCCGAATCGCGCTGACCATTGTCGAACTGAAACCTATGCGAGATGTCGTTTCCGCTGCCGTCCTGGATGGAAACTATGCGGTGGACATCAGCCTTGTTCAGGGTGAAGTACATCTCGTAGATGCCGTTCGCGCTGTTCCTTCTGATGATGCGCTTGCTCACATTGGACTGACTGGTGGTGTTCGTGATGGTCTCGGAGGTCTGCACAAGTGTCTTTGTGCGGATCTTCGATGTGTCAACGGACACCCCCTGCAAGTTGGTAGAGACTGCCTTGACCTTTCCGACAAGCCGATAGCCGCCAGGAGGCAGTTGGCTTGTGAAGACCACGAAGTCTCCGCTACCTGATATCTTCGCCCGCGCAACGCTCTGTCCCGATGGAATCTGTGCGCTTTGACCTACGATCTTGAGGATCGTGCCTGGAGCGAGGTAGTTCGCGTTCGTCGGAGGAAGAGACGGTGATTCGGAAACGACATAGTATCCGTCCTCGGAGTCCAGAACGACATCGTTTCCATCTGGCACGAAGCCCTGTCCTATGTTCGCTGCCTCGAAGCACCAGTTGTATTCGTTGCCAAGCCCCAGTTCCACCTCTGGAAACGGGTTTGCAGCGGACACCACGAATGTCCTGGACACATCGTGGACATACGAAACGCTGTCCACATTCGCAATCATGGTGGTCGGGGTGTTTCCGTTGAGCGGATAGACAAGGCTCTGGCTGGCGAAGTCATGGAACTTGGGAACTGCCGAGTTGGCGGCATCCCTAGTGATGTCCGAGAGCAACTTGGTCGATATCCGCGTGACTGGATCGATCATGTAGAGGTTGATCGGCAGACCCACCGTGGTTCCGAACTTGATGTTCTCCACCGAAGACAGGTATGCGCGGAACTGCATCGTCGCGCCTTGGGTGCTGTTCACGGTGGGATCGTCGGTGTCGAGCCTGTGGAGTATTCCGCTGAACAGGGTGTTGGCATACCCGTTCGCAAGGAACTCCTGTGCGGTGAGAGGTTGGGTTGCCCCGTAGACCTCGACCGACAGGCTTCTCTCGCCCCTCAACTGGCTTGGAAGGGAGAAGAGCGGAGCGATGTTCGTTCCCGATGCAACGGGGTTGTACTTGCCAAGGATGTAGTTGCCGAAGTAGTTCGACACGCCCATGTACTGATACTCGGTGATCGTCCTTGCCTTTGGAACCTCTATCTGCTCCTTGAAGCGGGACTCGTATTCGTGTCCGAAGACATATGCCTTGCCCGAACCGATCTCAGCAACCACTGAAGAGGCATCCGTGGAGTCCTTGAAGGTTATGTCGAACGGCTTTACGACATAGTTTCCCTTCTCGTCGTATGTCCTCTGAGCGAACAGGTTCATCAAGTCGGAATACTGCGTCTGGTCGAACTTCCGCACGACGGTTCCGTTCTGATACCTGACCAGTTCGACGAAGTCCTTCTCGGAGTCGGTCTCGACGAAAGACAAGACCATGTCCACCTTATATCGGTGAGCGCCGGGTGCGTTGTAGTTGTATGATCCGCTGGCGGGATCCTTGAGGGTGTAGTCGTCCTTCTCGGTGACTATCATGGATACGACCCTGAATCCCATCGATCCCGATGGAGCGGTGAATGTCCTCACCCCATCGACCACCGTGTAGGCTGGTTCGATCTGATCGCTTGTCCTTACGAAGAACCCGTTAGCATAGTAGATGCCTTCGCCCGTAGCCACGACACGGCATCTGCCCTTGTATGGAAGCGTCTGCGAGTCTGGGGCTGTGGTGACATTGAAGAACTTGTCTGGATTGTCCGACTCAAGCGAGGTCGATGCGGAGAACTCGGTTCCCGACATGTAACTGATGACTGCAACTACGAAGTTGTCGTCGTCTCCCGCCGGAGGCAGGAAGTCGAGAACCTTGGCTTTCGACACGACATTGCCCGAACCATCGCGCTGTATGAGGTTGAAGCCGACGATGTCCTGCTCCGCTAGGTTGAACAGAGGGACAGACGAAGACTGAGGAAGAAGCCTGACGAAGTTGAGGGTCTGCGTTGAGATGTTTCCGCCGATGATGCGGCTTCCGTCCCTGAAGATGTTGTTGCCGAACCGCTCGATCTGGTTCTGAAGGATGGTCTGCAACTGCGTCAGTTCGCGGGTCTGAACCGCGTAGCCTGGACGGAACAGCATCCTGAGGAACTTCTTGTCCTCCTCGTAGTCATCGTAGTAGGGGCGAACATTGAACAGGCTCGGATCGTAAGAGGGCATCTACATTGCTCCTAGAAACCTATGACAATCTTGAACTCTTCCGATTGTTCCTGATTTCTCTGTATTGGTCGGATATTCTCTATGTATAGCAACTCACCCGAACCCACTGAGATGTCCGGAAGCGTTATTCCCGCGATGGTGACGGTCATCTGCTGTGCGGCAGTCAGTCCGTATTCGGTGAAGGACAGCGAATCTGTGGTGTTGAACTTGCCCCTGACATTGTTCACACGGAGTATTCCGGTGAGACCGCTTCCCCCTTGGACGGTGAAGTCAAGTATGTCAGCGTCCGTGCGGACGAGCGTCTTGGGATCGGTCTGCGAGAGGGTTCCATCCACGGCGGGAACTCCGAAGAGGACACCATCCGTGAACGGCGTTCCAGAAACTACTGTTATCTTGGTGGTCAGGTCGTATCGACCGATGTCCTCGGCTATTGAAGGTCTGAACGAAGTGGAAGCGATGCGACCGAACACCTCGTCCCCGCCGAAAGTCATGAAGGAACTTCCTCCAGTGCTTCCGATTGTGAGTTGACCGATGGACTCTCCATACTCTTGATCGACATCCAGTATGGCTGCTGACTCCATGGTGTAGCCAGCGGTCCCGAAAGAGATTAGCCTGTCCTTGGTGAATGCTCCCTGTAGGGTGTCTATGACCACGCTTCGGTCGTAGAGGTCGTATGAGAATATCGTTCCATACGCGGAAAGGGTCTGTCCTACCACGGATGAATACTGCCTTGCGATGTCGCCAGTGGCAAATGGAGCGGAATAAGTGGCTCCGTAGTAGACCCTCACCTTGCTGGACGAGTCATCGGAGAACCTGAAGTCTCCCTCGATGTCCTTGAGATATAGACGAAGCATGCTGCTTCTGCTTGGAACGAACCTGTCGCTGTCCACTATCCGTGCCGTGGCACGGCTTTCCTTGCCGAATATGAACATTCCGGGAACGAATGTGTTCAGCGAATACTTGTCGGTCTTGGTCGGCTGCTTCTTGACCAGAACCTCCAGTATCCTCTGCTCTTCCTGACCCGCAAGGGTCTCGCCTCCCCGAAGAAGGGGACTCTTGAGGATTCCGAACTGCCTGTAGTCGTTCCTGTGGCTTATCTTGCCGTCTTCTGTTCCATCGACCTCAACTACCATCATCAGGCTGGCGGGCTTGAGTTCGCGGATTGCGTTGTATCCATGACCCTTCGGCGTGGACAGGCTTGCCGAAATGGTGTTGTTCAGGGTTGCAACTGCCGTTCCAATGCTCGGTCCAGAGGCTCCCGTGACCACCCTTGGTCTGGCATATGTGTAGTTCCTGCCTGGGTTCAGGATGGTCAGGTTGTCGATCTTCCTGTCGGAGTCGGTGACGGGTGCTACGACTGCACCAGTTCCATCTCCATCGACGACCATGTATGGGACTATCCTGTATTGGCTCAGGGTGGAGACTGGTCTGTCGAGCGGTGGGTGGATCTCCGCATAGTGGTAGGAGACTCCGCTTCCCGTCTTGGCAAAGTTCACTATCCTGAGATACTGACCGATGCCAGGACCATCGGTGACGCGGATGGCATAGTCGTTCCAGTATCCGTTTGCGGGATTGATCGCCTCGTCGCCTATGTTTATGGTGACTATCGTCGAACCAGCCTGATTGGCGGTCACACCAAGGTCGGGAACCGTGTTGAAGGAGGTGAAGAATCGGCTGTAGCGGAAAGACTTGTCGAATGTCGGTCCCGCCGTCTTGGTGAAGGAAACGGTGTCTATGCTTCCAGGAACCGCGCTGTCCTGCACCGCCCTCTGCTCAAGGTTCTCGTCTCCCGCAAGGAAGACCGGAATGTAATCGAGCGTGATGTGTCCAAGATAGTCCTCAGGAACGGTGTAGATGTATTTCCAAGAGTAGCCATCGGACAGGCTGAATACCTGAGTGGATCTGCCTGTAGGCATGATGGTCGATGCGTTTCCGGTGGACTTCATGCACTTGTAGACATCGTTTTCGGAAGTGAAGACATACCATTCCTTGTCCGCAAGGTCTGTGGTCTCCGAATAAGCCGCGTAGGTGGTTCCTGGCGTCCAGTCTATGCGCGGAACGATCAGTTTCGTGTTCTCGGGGAAAATCCTCTTGATGAAGATGCCGTTGCGAATGGAGTCGTATGTGTTCCTGCCGACCTCTCCGAACGACGGTGGTCTCGTGTCGCTTTCGACAGCCGTGGTCGATGGGTTGTCCTCGTAGGGGAGAGAACGACCCACGAACAGGTAGTAGTTGCTGCTTCCCGAGAGAAAATCGCGGATGATCTCCACGATGTCGGTTTTGAAGAGTGACTTGAGGGCGGTGTTTGCCATGTTAGAAGTTCGGTGATGTCAGTCGAGGGCTTTCTATCAGTCCGTATTCGTTGCCGTCCCCCGTGGTTCCGACATACGATGTGTTCTGCGGGCTTGAATGGAAGTGATAGCCAAGAGGCATTCTGAAGAATGGGTTGAGTGCCATAGCCCCGAAGGATGCTCCAGCACCAGTTGATCCGTTCCAGACTCCCGTCAGACCACGGATTCCCCAGATGTTGGGGTGATGGTGTATCCGCCAGTAGTCGTAACTGAACCCCTGTGCTTCTATGTAGCCCTCGACACCGAGGCTGCTTCCAAGTGGTCTGCCCTGCGTGTCGTGGGTGAACCCACCTGTCTCGGGGACGATTCCTACTCCTGCTCTGACAAGGCTCACCGTTGCTGTAAAGCCTGAAGTTGCTGTGAACATCCTGATCGTCTTTCCCTCAACGAAGGAGGATGTGGCTCCAAACAATGCGGTCAATCCCGCTCCATTCAGGCTGATCCCCCTGAGAAGGAGGATTCCATAGGTTCCTCCATCGTTTAGACTTCTGAACTCAAAGACACCTGCGGTTATGCCGTTTCCGGAAGCACCGGTAGCAAATACGCTTGTGAAAGTCAGTCCCCCAAAGGTAAACCCGATTGGCTGCACAAAGAGTTTTCCACCCGTGCTTCCGTAGTTCTGCACATTGTTGTATACCGTGGCTCGTGGATTGAAGCCGTTTGGATAGACTCCGTATAGGTCGGCGGTGGTTCCCATCCTGTAAGGTGTGTAGTGACCGATGTACGGGAGTTCGTACCTCTGCATCTCGGAATGGAACGGAAGGCTGTCGATCACGCCGCGATCAACCAGTATGTCTCCGAACATCTTGAACCCGGCGGGATGGACAAGCCGCTTGTACATCTCCTTGTACATGTCGAACGATATCTCGCTCTTCAGCACATACGAGAAGTCCTGATAGAAGTCTCCGTCGAAAAGACGCTTGGTGGAACTGAGTTTCCCATCGTTGTTTGAGTAGTATCCCCTGTACTGGCTCAAGGCTGAGACCACGACTGCAAACCTCGCGTTTCCGTCGCCGGTGTTGGAAACCACGAATGCGTCCACATCGTCGGAGTATCCTATTCCGGAGTCTATCACGGAAACCGATAGTATCCGTCCGTCCTTGTCGGTTAGTTCTATGGCAACGGAAGCACCGAATCCCTCAATCGCTCCAGTGAGACCCAACCTGTCGGCTTGTTCGTATCCCGATCCTCCGTTCAGCACATCCACGCGGCTGATGACAGGAACGACTCGCTCTTCCAGCGAACCAGAGGGAAGATCGCACCTGATGGGAAGATTGGCTACGAAATCACCGAAAGGCTGTCCGATGAATATCTCCGTGACCTTCCAGTGCCGCATGTCGTACTGAAACACGCGGGTGACCTGAGCGGATGCCACCACCTGTCCCGTGGCAGGATCGTACTGATATACCCGATTGCCCTCCATCAGGTAGTTCGCGGTTCCACCCGAACTGGTGGTCTTGAGAGACAGACGCTCTATCCACTTCCCGTCCGATCCCCTGAGTATGTCCTTTCCAGGATAGGCTACCTGGGACGAGACATTGTAGATGAGCCTGAACAGGAACCTGAACGACTTCTCCGTTCCCTTGGATCCATAGAAGTTCCTTGCGTTCTTGAGGAAGTTGGCTTCGCTGACCACCCGTCCGTTCTCGTCGGTTGCCAGTTGATATGGGAATCCGCGCAGATACATTTCGCGGAAGTCGGCAAAAAACAGACCGATGGTACGGTCGATGTCCGTGCTCTCCGTAAACGAGTCGATGATTCCGAACGCATTCTGATACTGCTCAAGCCACTCGTAGTAAGCCTCGAGGAACAGCCTGAATGTGACATGGTCTCTGTTGACGAAGTCGGGAACCTGATCCACGACCAGGTTGCTGGGACCAAACCTCTTGATGGTAAGTGCTGGCGGCTCCCTCAGCAGAACCTGAGGTGCTGGAGCGGGACCAGTGGAGCCGAACAGGATCGGAAGCATCAGGCTCTCCTGGAGGACGAGTCGGTGAGTCTGACAACCAGACCGCCGTCAAGGCTTGGGTCGATGAAGAGAACCTGGTTTCGCTTGGGGACTATGTCCTTGGTCTGGTCGGGAACGGCATTGATTTGGATGAACGGCTTCGTTCCTGTTCCAGTGGGGGCAAATCCAGTCAGGGACATCTTTCCCGTGGCGTAGTCGATCTTGCCGATCCTGTCGTTGATCACCTTGACGGTGGAACCCTTCACGGAGTTCAGGACTATGTTTCCAGAACCATTGTCGCTGAGATAGCAGTCCACCACGACATTCTGCGAGTTCCTGTGCTTGAACAGCGAGGACGAGATGACAGAGACGCATGTTCCCTGGCTTCTCTGCAACTCCGCTCCGAAGTCAAGGTCATAGTTGGACAGACCGAATGTGGGAATGAATCTCTTGGCTAGGCGAGTGCTGATTCGGTTGCTGACCATGGCGTTGTTGGATAGGTCGATCAGCCTCGATATGGTCGAGTATCGGAAAGATCCGCCGAAGGAGTAGAGGTTTTGCGCGGAGTAGAGGACCGCAGCGAGTTCTATGGAACGCTTGACTTCGGATTCGCTGGTGAGTGTTCGGGAAGAATCGTATGTCGCGGAGCAGTCGAAGAGGATGTATGTGTAGTCAACATCGACCACCTCAGCCGTCACTGCCACAATCTTCCGTTGGTCGAGTATGGTGTTCAGTATCGTCTTCTTGTCCAGTTCTCCGATGAACTGCGAGTTCTTGGGTATGACCGAGATGAAGACCTTTCCATATTGAGGTGGGTCGCTCTCCTCCCCGCCCCATACCTTCACCTGAAGGGCGTTGTTGTATTCCTTCAGCACTATGGACTCGTAGTCCATTGCCGTGACCGCACGATCCTGCGACTGATAGTATCTCGGGGCTGTATACCTGATTCGCTCGGTGTCGTCCTTCACGCCTCCGAGGGTGGACGCAGACACCGTGGTGACGGTCGCTCCGAACTGGTTTCCGCCAAGCCCGCCGAAAAGGAACTCCGAGATGTTGTTGCCCTGCGGACCCTGCGTCTTCATGAAGATGGCTACGATGTACGAACCCTTCTCTGGTTCAGCCCCAAGTATTCCGTCTCCGAACGAGATTTCCGTGTTGCCCTTGTAGTTCTCGTTGACGAAGAACACCTTTGATGTTGGGTCTAGGGAGACGAAGTCCCCGTCTCGCTTCCACGAAAGGTCTGCGTTAGACAGATCGGTCGGAGAACGCATGACATACAGCCGGATCGTTGATCGGTCGATGTTGTCGAAGGGAAGTTCCATCTTCCTCGAGTTGCTGTCGGGATCGTAGACGATGGAGACGGAGTCGAATGCCCCCTGGTGTATCTCGACATTCTCGCACTTGTGGGGAGTGCTCGTCTTGTCTATGTCGTATGACTTCAGGGTCACGAAGGAATACTGGATCCCGTCCTTGGTGGAAGTGAACCTAGTTCCCACCGGAATGGTGTTGTAGCCCACCACATTCTCGCTGAACGACAAGTTGACCACGGCACGGGCTGCGGTGTCGGATGTAGGGACATACCCCAGGTTCTTGGCAAGAGAGACTACCGATCTTCGCAGAACAGCCGAATCGATGAACGACTCTGCGGCAAGCATGTTCGCATACATTGCCATGTAGTGGGTGTTGTATGCCAGAACATCCAGAAGGATGTTCATTCCCGATCCCTCGAAGTCGTAGTCGGTGAACTCTGGGGTTCCGCTCAGATAGTTCCTGAGGTTGGTCTTGATTCCCTCGAAGTCTATGTCGGTGATGGGTGAAAGTGCCCGGTTAGGCATCAGATGTTCCTCTCTATGGCGATGGTGAGGGTGGATACCTCGCGGCTGTTCATGAGCATGAACGAGATGGTCACATCAAACAGGTTGTATTCCTCGTTGAAGATGACCCGCACATCGTTTACCTTTGCCCTTGGCTCGTACCTGTTCAGTATGTCCATGATGTTGGATCGGATAGCCATGGCAGTCAGCGGTGTCGCTGGCTCGAAAAGCATTCGACTAACCCTGGAGTCGATCTGCGGGTTGAACGGCTTGTCGTATCTGTTCATCAGTACAAGGTTCCTGACGGATCGCTTGACTGCCTCCGCATCCTTCTTCAACGAGACATCCTTCGTCACGGGATTAGCCGCGAAGTCCAGATCCAGGTCAACGAAGAGGTTCTTCCTAACAATGCTTTTCATCTGTAGTCTTCTGCCGTGCTCAACAAGAACGCTATCTGATCCCGCGCATCGTCGATTTCATCCTGAAACTTGGACTCGTCCAGATTGTCCAATCTACCCAAATCGCACCATTCGATCATTATGTATCCGTGAATCGCGAGGCTGTGCTTGCATTGCACGGGCAGGATAGAATACGCCAGCGTGTCGTGAACCTCGAGGAACCGCTTGCTGTTCGACTCATCGTCCTCAGACACCATCCTGATGTCAGAATCGTTCTCCTGTAGCAATTCTATGAGTTCCACGAACCTGCTTACAAGAGAGTCCTGCCTGAACTGCATGGTGGACGATGCCTTCTGGTCGCAGGACTGATGTGTGATGGACATCCTGCGCATGGAGGATCCATCGACATACTTTCCTCCGTTGTGGAACTGAGCAAGGGTTGCCCTGCAAGCGTTGGAGCGGATGCGCAACTCGGTGAGGACTTCCCAGATCCGCATGTTCACTTGGGTGAAAGCCTTCTCCGATTTCTTGGCTTTCTTACCTTTGATGAATCTAAGAACTTCCTTGAGACCGAAGTAGCCGCCAGCGATCATCGCGGCGACTCCTGCTCCTATCTTGAACCATAGATCGATGTCTTCCATGTCTTTGCCTTTCCTTTCTCGTCTGAAAGCATAATACTTAGGTTTTCAGCAAGATCTTGATAATGACAAAGGTCAGTCGTTCAGACTGGGAATGTAGTCCAAGAGGTTCACGGGAGCATTTTCCACCTTCACGCCGCTTTCGTTTGCTATGTCCTTGAGTGCCTTGCTGGCATCCTCGGTGGTTATGAGGTTCGTGACCAACTGCGCACCGAAGCACGGGTCGGAAAGAACGGAGGAGATGATGGTGTTGCCAAGGGCATACCTCTCCACGAATGCGAGAGCGGCATTGTAGGCATTGAT